CAGTTCCAGTAACCTCTCATGCAGAAGCAGTGGCATACATTACAGCAAGTAACACTTATGGTTGGGCCACTGGAGCTAGAATATATATTTGGCCAAGGAATCAAATGGGTGGATTTGGGACCGTACCTACTCATGCATGGCAGGCCATTAAATTGTTTCATCAAAATAAAGGAAACAGCAGACCAACTATAGTGGTAGATGCATATGAATACGCCACAGCGACTACTTACGGCGCTGGTGCAAGTTCAGTTGTATTTAGAGATCAGATATATTCGGAAATTGCACCTGCGGGCGCGCCTTTAACCTCAGCTGATAGACATCGCATATTTAATGGAGGTATAAATGCATATGGTAATAGTTCAAAACCTCCTGCTTTTCAACAGTATAGCATCCCAGGAGGAAGTAGTATGGATGCAAAAGCTCTGACTGCACAAAACAAAACTGATATTTTAAACTATATTTCAGATCGAACGAATGCCTATCATTACCCAGTTTACATAGAACCATTAGAAGATATGATTGAAGCAGGTGTCCATCGTGTATCTGCTGCAGGTAATTTCAGTGCAAAGATTGCGTTACCTGACAATATTGACCATAACAATGGAATATTAGAATATAATAGAGAAAATCCTCCTGGAGTTGGAACGTTTCATGCATTATGTAGAGAAGGTCTTTCAATTGCGGGAGATACAATTGTAGTTGCATCATTAAGTACACAATTCGGTGTTGATTCTGGATTAAATAATAAAGAAACACTTTCAACATTTAGTAATAGAGGTGATCGTGTTGATGCATGTGCTGCAGGAGAAGGAATCTATATGGTCTTAGGAAAGAATGGAAATTACGAAGCTGATGGAACATCATTTGCTTCACCTAATCTTGGAGGAATGGCTGCATGTGTATTAGGAAAGTATCCTACCACAACGCCAGCTCAACTAAGAAAGTATTTTCGTGATCATGCTGTTGGTACAGATACATTATATGATACAGGAACACAACCAATTCCATCATCTAACGTAGGAGATTCACCATACTATAGTGATACACTTGGATTAAGAGGTTACTCAGGTAAAATTGCATACCTAGATCCTAATCTTGCATTTAATCCTAGTACAATATCAAACACATCTATTACTTCTACTGAAACAGTATCTGCAGATAATAAGATAAACTACACAATTGCACAGATAAACACCAAACTAGGGAGTATATAATGGCCAATGATACACAGAAAGTAGCGCGCGTAGGGGATCCAGATCAAACACATTGTAGTGGACCAGTTAGAGCCATGGGTAGTTCTAACGTTTTTTGCAATGGTATACCAGTATCGCGACAGGGAGATAAGAATAGTATACATCTAAAACCTCCGCATGGTCCTTGTACACCTCATAGTGCAGCGATTGCAACTGGTTCTAGTACAGTATTCGCTAATGGTAAGGGTATAGGGAGAAAGAACGATGCGGTTGCAGACTGTACATCAGTAGCAGATGGATCAAGTAATGTCTTTGCAGGTTAGTGAATGCAACAATTGCAACGGTCGAAAAAACACTTGGAGGCTGGGTGGAAACGTTGATCCTAGGTTTACCTCGATAAGACAACAGAGTACCACATCGGATCATATAAGAGAATACCTTAGAGGCATGTACATAACACTGTACAGAATAGTATACTTTATGGTATACAGAGAGGAATAAAGATGCGCGGAGTGTGTGATCTAATGAGACATGTACATAAAAGTACATTATATAAAGGTATAGAGAACATATGTGTATACAGTAAAGGTATTAGTACTACCTCTGCCCCCCATAGAACCTATTATATTATACCATACTTTCGAGCAAATGTACAGTGTTTCCGGAGAATATATGAGGCATCTGTGTACGCATATTGGCCATTATATACTAGGGGAAATGCATGCAGGGGTGGCGGGGGGCTAGTACATGCATGTTCTTCGATATGAATCTGAGTTTTGCTTCGACATGCATTATATAAAAAAAATTTCTCGAGAAAAATTTGTCTCCAGAACCTTGTCAACTATAACTAAAAGGATATAAATAGATACATGGGAACAGTTAATAGACACAATTCAGGATTCGTTATATCAGATAGTGAGACCTCTTCGCGTACCTCTCGTAAGAAAGGATGGGCTGACCTTGATCTATCTCTCTATATAAACGATAAAACAAAAGATCTTTATATACCACAGGATGAACAGGCGATACGTAATGCAGTAAAGAACTTATTGTTATCTAACTTCTATGATAGACCTTTTGCTCCTACACTTGGTGCAAATATGAGAGGGTTGTTATTTGAACCTGCTGATACGATAACTAAGATTGCATTAAAAGAGAATATAGAGAATGTGTTGAATATACATGAGGGAAGGATTGAAGTATATAATGTGTTTATTGATGATCTGGCAGATGATAACGCATATAGAATAACCGCACACTATAATATAAAGGAGTACGATATAGAACAAGAAGTTGAATTAGTACTTCGAAGACTAAGGTAAAGAATTATGGCAACAAATTTTAAAGTAACGGAATTAGATTTCGACCAAATTAAAAAGAATCTTAAGAACTATCTGAAGACACAGTCGACATTTAATGATTATGATTTCGAAGGAAGTGGTATGAGTGTACTCTTAGATGTATTAGCATATAATACACACTATAATGCAATGGCTGCTCACTTCAGTTTAAACGAGGCCTTTTTAGACTCAGCACAGATACGTGGTAATGTAGTCTCTCGGGCAAGGTTGCTTGGATATACTCCAAGGTCTAAACTCGCTTCTCGTGCAGTTGTTAATATTGCGGTCACAGGATTCACTGGTGATCAGGCTTCGAATAATCCTGCAAACCTAACACTCGCACGAGGAACGCAGTTAGTCACAACTGTTGGTGGTAGAGAATTTTCGTTCGTCGTCCTCTCTGCAGATAACGCTACAATCGATTCAGTCACAAATAAGTATACCTTTAATAATGTGGAGATCGCAGAAGGTACATTAAAGACTTTAAAGTTTAGAGTAGACAATGATTTAACGAATCAGAAGTATCAGATATCAGATAAGGATGCAGATACATCTACAATGCGCGTTCGTGTACAGGCTAACGATTTATCTTCTGCATTCGATATCTATACTAAGTATACTACGCTACTGAATGTCGACGCTGCAACTCGAATCTTTCATCTACAAGAGAATGCAAATGAATATTACGAAGTGTTCTTTGGCGATGGTGTTATTGGTGCTCGTCCTCAGTCAAATAATATCGTAACGCTCGACTATGTGTATACAAATGGTAAGGATGTAAATGGTGCGACGAATTTCGGAATGGGATCTAATGTTAATATCGGACAATTCAGTGCATCAGCTGTTTCCATAAGCCTGGTCAGTAAGTCTACTGGCGGCGCGGACAGAGAGACATTAGAGTCAATACGATATAATGCTCCGCTAACATTTACTTCTCAGAACAGAGCGGTAACCACAGATGACTATCGTGCTATTATTCAAAGAGAGTTCTCAGACATCGATGCGATTAGTACCTGGGGTGGTGAAGATAATGATCCACCAGATTATGGTAGCGTATATGTCTGTGTTAAACCAGTACAAAACGAAACACTAACAGACGCTCAAAAGAATACAATTAAGAATACTATCCTTAAAGGTAAGAACGTAGTCTCTATTACTCCGGTCATGGTTGATCCTAACTATACTTACCTAGAGTTAGATGTATTCTTTAAATATAATAATAACCTGACTGACAGAAGTGCAAGTGATCTACTTAGCGTGGTCAGTGATACAGTAGAAGATTATAACTTTAATAACCTTAACAAATTTGATGGAGTGTTCAGACATTCACAGCTATTAAAAGCAATTGATAACGCTGATCCATCAATTGTTAACTCTACTGTACGTCCTATGTTATTCAAAACAATTACACCTAGTTTAAATAAAGCAGATAATAGTTTTACTTTATTCTTTACAGGTTCTTTCTATGTCACTGGTAGTAGTACTGATTCAGTTATTACATCATCAGGATTCCAAGTTGGTGGAGTTGATCACTTCTTTGGAGATGAAGCAGTGGAAGGACAAGACGAACGTAGAGTATATGTTTATAAAATCGTAAATGGTAAAGAAAATATTGTAGTTGTTGATGCAGGTACTGTAAATTCTACTACAGGTAAAGTTGTATTAAATAACTTTGCTCCTTCAGTTCTTCCAACAGGTGGAATTAAAATTACGGCAACACCAGCTTCTTTAGACATTGCTCCTAAGAGAGATCAGCTAATCGCAATCGATCCATTAAAGACTTCTATTAATCCAGAGATTGATTCAATCGCTGTATCAGGAAGTACTGGTACTATATCATATAACACAACATCAAGACTTAGAGGATAACACATGGCTCGATATGGAGGAGAAGCACAAACACCTGGTTATATCGAATCAGTTGCTTCGAGTAAGCGTAAGACAAAAGAAAATCTTAGACTTGATGAACTTATCCCTACTAATATTCTTCAGGACCAAGTTGGTAGTGGAGATCAGTCTAATCAAAGAGGCATTAAAGAATTACTTAAATCATATTATGAATTTAATAATATGGAAGAGTTTATATATCAAGAGACCGAAGTCTTTCTTGATACTATTTCAAGTAAGCAAGCTATCTTTAGAGTTAAGGATCCTGAGAATTCTAATGATCATTTCTTTTCGGACTTTCAGGGAGCAAGTAGTACATTATTAATTAAAAATAATACTGATTCAAATATAACATTTAACAGTGTTGTATATAAACCTGGACAAAGTATACAAGTTCCTCTTACAGGAACCGGTGCACCACAGCTTAATATTACTAATGGTAACGAACTTCCTGGGTCACTTAAAAACGATACTAGCCCTCACGGTAAAACATTTAGAATTGTTTTTGCTGATAATACCTTTAATGGTTTACAAGCTACTCTGACAACTGTAATTAAATATTGGGTAGGTCCTGGTCCATCATATGTTCTTAATGCGATTGAAGAAGCATTAGACATTGATGAGAACACAGAAGACTATTTAGAAATGATGCAGAAAGAAGTGGCCGCGGCAATTCCTAGAGACTTATCTAATGTAGATAAAAGGTCTCTTTATAAAAAGATAGTTGACTTCTATAAAGTTAGAGGTTCTTCAGATTCTATTGAAATATTCTTCAGATTATTATTTAACGAAGAAGTAGAAGTTGAAAGACCATGGGATAAAACTTTAATACCTTCGTCAGGTGCATGGGATGCATCACAAGGACAGTACCTAGATCATAAAGGTTGGCTATCAGACGAAATCAAAATACAAGACAGCGACTTTTATCAAAAGTTTTCATACCTTATTAGAACTGGTAGGAACGTAACAGATTGGTCAGCAGCATTTAGTAAATTAGTTCACCCTGCAGGATTTAAATTCTTTGGAGAGATTCTAATATTACTACAATTAACTAGAAAGGCTTTAGGAGATAACACCAAAGCTATGTATGAGGTTCCACATATTGGTGGACCTAAACATGGCCAAGGCACAGGGCAATTCTTTTATGGTTATCCTAGAATTAATAGATTAACTTTATCATCTATGCCTGACAGACAGCCTGGTGTGATTGGAATAGAAGATGTTCCAGTGTTAGTTAAAATGTTTGCTTCAATGTTTGAACCAAGACCATCAGCACTTATTAAAAGAAGTGGACAGATTAGTATTAATTTACAACCAGTGTTATTACCTAATGGCTCAACTAATCCAAATGCTGGTAAAATACTTTCAGCTGAGATTGCTGTTGCAGGTTATGGTTATCCAGTAAATCTTAGTACTGAAACAATAGTTAATGGTGAAAAGCTTTATACAGGTCCTACTGTTACAATAACAGGAACAGGTGGATCAGGTGGAGCTGTAACGTGTAAGGTTACAGCATCTGGTTCATTATCACCAGATGGATTTGTTATTACTAATGTAGGATCAGGTTATACAGGAATTGCAGCTTCAATACCAGCAGTAAGTAATCCTGGAACTATAAGTAAAATATTTTTACATGGTATTGCAAACACTAATCACAAATATAGAATTCCACCTAAGGTAGTTATAGATGCTCCAACATCAAAGAACGCGTTAGGTTTACCACTATCAACTAACGTTCAAGCAACAGCAACACTTTTACTTCAGCCAACAACGATTAATAATATACAGATAGTAAATACTGGTAGTGGTTATTCATCTGCTCCAACAGTAACAATAAGCGGTGGTGGTGGCTCCAATGCTACTGCAGTAGCACAGATGGCTGGCGGTAGCATAAGTAAAATTGTCATGACAAACCATGGAAGTGGTTATACATCTGTTCCAACAGTAACAGTTAGTGGTAATGGTAAATTAAGAGCAGAATTAGTTCCTTCGCCATTAGCAAATAATACAATTATAACTCCTACTAATCCTGGCAATGGATATATTTTAGAACCTGAGATACGACTTGGTTCTGGTGTCCAAGACGAAGTAAGAGCTAAGGACACTACTATGATATTACAATTAGTAATGAATCTCCTTGAAGATACTTTTGAAATTAATCATGATAATAATTTTTATAATATTAAAAAGAACAACTGGTTTCCAACCAGAAAATTTAGAGATAATGTGCCATTAAAAGAATATGGTGCAAATTTACTTACAACTACATCTATAACTAATATAAATAGATATAACGGTATGAGTAGCATAACATATAAGTCTACAACATAATGTATAAACAACGGGAATTAGAAAAATGACAGCAATAGTAACTTCACAATTTAGAGTAGTAAATGCTCAAAATTTTAAAGAGGACGTAGAAACTAGTAGTGTATATGTTGGCATCGGTAAAGCAGACGTTTGGTCAAACAGCACATCCGATAAAACAGACACTGATGCTTTTACTCCATACGACAACCAAACAAACGTAGCAGAAGCTTGGCAGAACATGATCGGTCTTAAAAAGATTGCAGCCGGTGATGTATCACACGTAGTACCAAGACATAATTGGACTGCAGGAGATAGTTATCAACCATGGGATTCAAATTATAAAGAATCTATTAGTGGTGTAATAACACCTACATCTATCTTTGATTCTCAAAGCCCGTTTTATGTTATGACTTCTCAGTTTAAAGTTTATAAATGTGTTATTGCTGGTCCTTCCGGTGTTTCAGTTGAACCTGTACATACCTCAGAACAACCTATAGGTTCTGCAGAGGATGGTTACCAATGGAAATATATGTATACAGTTACCGTTGCTGATTCAGAAAAATTCCTAACCACTTCATACATGCCAGTTAAAACTTTAGCATTAACTCCAGCTCTTGCAGCTACTGATCCTAATCAGCCTCAACAAGCTGCGCAGATAGCTTCAAATGCTAGTGCTAACCGTGAAGGAATTGAAAGATTAGTTATAACTACTGCTGGAGTCGATAGTGTTACTTCAGGGTCTGGGTATTCAACAACAAACAGACCTACAGTTACTATTACAGGTGACGGCAATAATGCTGCAGCTGTTGTTAATGCAACTGATATTGATAGTAGTGGTAGACTTACTAGTATTACTATTACTAATAAAGGAAGCGGTTACACAGTAGCAGATGTTGTTATAACAAAAAATTCTAGTGATTCTGGAACTCCAGTTATTGCAACGGCTAGAGCAGTTCTTGCTCCTCCAGGCGGACATGGTGTAGATCCAGTAGCAGAACTTGGAGCTTTCTATGTTGGTATTAATAGTTTACTTACAGGTAATGAAGGATCTGGTAATGATCTTACAATTAATCAAGATTTTAGACAAGTTAGTTTAATTAAGAATCCATCATCAATTGCTAGTGGAGTTTCTGTTGGAGCTGTTGTAGCAGGAAATTTAACTACACCTGCCACAGCAACTACTCTAAAAGGAACACAGTTTTTAAAAATCGCATCTGGTCAATCCTCAGTAAACTTCAATGCTGATCAAGTTATGGTAGGTGGAGCAAGTGGAGCTAGAGCATTCGTTGTAGAAGCACCGCAGACCGGTGGACAGGCTGGCAGAATTTATTACCACCAAAATGAAAAGACTGGTTATACTAAGTTCACTACAGGTGAGACAGTTAGTACTACAGCTGATGGCGGAGCAGGTTCAGCATCATTAGATACTACAGGAAACGGTGGATTTAATTTTACAGCAGAAGCACATAAAGGTAGCGGCGAAATGGTATTCCTAGAAAACAGAGCACCTATTAGTAGAACAGCTACACAGATTGAAGATATTAAACTCATAATTGAATTCTAATATACTATATAAATAATAGTAAGAAGAGAGAAAAAAGATGACAATAAGTAAAAGCCTTTATAACAATCCAGAAAAACCATATTGGGATGATTTTGATGAGTCAAAAAATTATCATAGAATCTTATTTAAGCCTGGCTATTCAGTTCAAGCTAGAGAACTTACTCAGTTACAAACAGCGCTACAAGCACAGATTGATAAGTATGGTCAATGGGCTTTTAATAATGGCTCAAGAGTTATAGGCGGTAAGGTCGCAGTAAATATCGATTACGATTTTATAAAAGTAGAAGATGTATTTAATTCTACAATTGCTACTGGCAGTGCAGCAACATATACTACTTCTACAAACCTAAATGATTTTGTAGGTAAAATAATTACTGGTACAGGTAATAGTGGTAACCAAGTTCAAGCAAAGGTTATTGCAGTAAGCAGTTACGTTAGTCCAGGAGAACCAATAACGCTGTTTATTAAATACTTAAGTTCTGGAGGCCCAGATAAAAATGTAAAAGCATTTGGTACTGGAGAAGTTTTTGGTACTAATACTGGATCCAGGTATGGTAAAGTTGGCGGTGGTACAGGAAGTGCAACTGAATATGTTGGAGCTGATGTTAGTAATGGCGACTCATTAATAACTGGTGATTCAGTTGGAACTGGTTCTAGTGTAAGTATAGAAGAAGGCGTGTATTTCTTACATGGATCATTTGTGCATATTCCAACAAGTACTTTGATATTAGATAAGTATACTAATACTCCTACATACTCAATCGGACTGAGTGTCGTTCACTCAATAGTTAGTTCTGGCTCTGACCAATCACTTAATGATAACGCGTCAGGAACACCTAATCATACAGCGCCAGGCGCAGACAGACTAAAAATAGTTGCTACACTAATAAAAGAAAATGTTGTAGTAGCATCACAAACAACTACTAACTTTATACCATTAGTCCTCGTCAAAGATGGTGTAACACAAACAACATCAACTGATCCAATTGATACAACATTATCGGATCGATTTGCTACAAGAACATTCGAAGAGTCTGGCAACTATGCAGTAAGACCATTCATCCTAGATATTAACGAACATTTAAATGATGAAGCTGGAAACAATGGTTACTTATCAGCTGATGACGGTGGTGATTCTAGTAAAATGGCTATTACTGTTGAGCCTTCAGTGGCTTATGTCCAAGGATACCGAGTCGAAAAGACTGCATCGGATCCTATTGTAATTGATAAACCAAGAAGCACTAGCGATACAGCTACTGCAGCTGGAGCTACAACTTCAACTCCACTAGGCAATTATATTAAGTTAACTACTGATAGTACAACAGGTATTCCAGACATTAATAATTTAGCAACTGTAACTTTATATAGTGCAGTAAATCAATCGACACCAATAGGTACAGCAAGAGCTAGAGGACTTGAATATATCGCTGTTAATCCAGCCCATTACAGATTATACTTATTTGATTTGCAAATGACTGGCACTAATATATTTTCTTCTGTAAAAAGCGTAGGACAAGTATTATCTGGCGTTGACTTTAAAGGAAACTTAGGAACTGGAGCAAGTAGTAATATTACTGCTGGTGCAACATTGTTTGATACATCTAATAACACATTAGTATTTAAGTTACCTTATGACACAGTAAAAACTTTAGAAACTAGTGGTTCTACTACAGGTGCTTATAAAATTCGACAAAGAGTTACTACTAATATTAATTCTAGTTCAAAAGCAGTATTTACTATTAGTAATGGAGTTTTAGCAAATGACGATGATATTCAAATATCAATTGCTAATCACAATTCAGGAAGAACATTTGAAATAAGTGAAGTTGATTCTGCATCTGGTGGTGTTAATAACTCACAGTTTACTTTAACTGCTACAGAAACTGGCCAAACAATGACTTCTGGAATAGAAGTTTCAGCTATTGTTACAGTGTTAAGAACTAACTTTCAACCTAAAACTAAATCTCGACAAACCGTTACAAAAACTATTGCGTATTCTGCTGGAACTTCTACTTACGGGTTAGGAGTAGCTGATGCAATTAGAGTAACCTCAATTAGAGATGGAGCAAATACTCTGGTAACAGATAAATTTGTTGTTGACAATGGCCAAAGAGCAAACTTTTATGACGAGGCTTCAATCATATTAAAAGGTGGCGAATCAATAGCTCCTGGTAATATGACTATTATCTTAGATCATTATACACATACTGGCGGAGATTATTTCTCAGTTGATTCATATTACACACCTGGTAGTCCTACACCTTCAGCTCTTGAAGCTGCTAAGTACGAAGAGATTCCAAGTTTTAAAAGCTCAAACGGAGTTGTAGATTTAAGAGATTGTTTAGACTTCAGACCAGTAAAAGCTTTAAATGGGTCTTTTGCTGGAGGAATATCATCACTTAGTTCTCCAATAGCTCCTAACAATATTGCTACTAATGATGTTACAATATTCCTTCCAAGAAAAGATAAATTATTTATAACTAAGGAAGGTGCATATAAGTATATAACTGGTGTATCAGATCTTAATCCAGTAGCTCCTGAAAATGTTAAAGATGCAATGCCATTATATACATTAAACATATCACCATACGTATTCAATAAGTTAGATATTAAACCAGTACCATTCGACAACAAACGATATACAATGAGAGATATTGGCAAGCTAGATAAACGAATTAAAACACTAGAATATTATACATCGCTTTCTTTATTAGAAAAGTCAGCACAAGGAACACCTTTACTAGATGGCGATGGAAACCCAAGAATTAAAAACGGATTTATAGTAGATAACTTTACAGGACATAACGTTGGTAATTCAAATGATCCTGATTATCAAATTTCAGTTGATAAAGATGCTGGAATTGCTAGACCATCATTTGATGAAAGAGGCGTTAACCTTATAAGAAAGTCTAATGATACTGGTACATGTGTTAACTCTTCAGTCGAAAGTGGAGTAAAGGGAAACACACTTGCTGGTTCAGGTGATATGGTTACACTACCATATACTACAGCTAATTATATCGATCAACCATTTTCTACTTATGCTGAATTTGTAAATCCATATGATATCTTTGTATGGGAAGGAAAGATTGAACTATCTCCTGCATCGGATGAATGGAAAGAAGTAGATGTAAGACCAGATATTATCATAGATGATACTAGTGTTTATGATCAGTTCGTTGCTATGTCTAAGGAAGAAGGCATATTAGGAACAGTATGGAACGAATGGGAAACTAACTGGACTGGTAGAGAAGTAACAGAAACCACATCTAATAAAAGATTAGTTAGCAGAAACAAAGCTGAGGCTATGGGTTTTGTAGCACCAGGTAGAAACGGTGGCCGTAGAGCTGAAGTTCAAGATGTTCAAAAAGCTATAACTGAAACTGGTTCTCAATCAAGATCTGGGTTAACAACTTCAGTTGCATCAGATACACAATTTAAAGAAGTTGGCGATTACGTAGTAGAAACAAACTTTATACCATTTATTAGATCAAGAAAAATATTCTTTAACGCAGAACTTCTTAAGCCGAATTCAAAGCTAGATGCTTTCTTCAATGGTACTAAAGTAACATCCTATTGTAGACAAGAATCATCATTTGTTAAATTTTCAACAAGAAGCAATGTTAAAAGTCATACAGGAGAAACTACACATCCCGATTCTAATTCAGGAGCACTAGTAACTGATGCTGCTGGTCGATGCATAGGATCATTTATTATTCCTAGAAACGATGTACTAAAATTTAAAACTGGTACTAGAGAATTTAAACTAACAGATAGCCCTACAAACGATTCATCAGAAGCTGATACTTATGCATCAGCAAATTATTATGCACAAGGATTACTAGAAGTTCATCAGAAAACAATTATTGCTACTAAGGTTCCAAGGTTAGTTACTAGGGAAGTTAGTTCAGCAAGTAAAGCAGTTAGTCGAACTACATTTGAAAGATCGACTGAACTAATTAGATGGACAGATCCAGTAGCACAAACATTTACAATTACTGATCCAGACTCTACAGGAGCTGGTGTATTTTTAAATGAGATAGAATTATTCTTTGAATCTATAGATGCTAACATTCCATTGGAAGTTTCTATACGATCTGTTGATAATGGTTATCCAACACAAAAGGTTATACCTGGCTCTGACGTAACAGTTTATCCAGCTAACATTAATACATCAGTTGATGCATCAGCAGAAACTGTTATAAGATTTAAACATCCAGTTTATTTGGAAAGAGACTCTGAGTATTCTATTGTATTAATTGCAAACTCAGCTGATTATAAAGTATATGTATCAGAAGTTGGCGGAATGGATTTAACCATTACAAATAAAAGAGTTAATAAACAACCATATAACGGTGTATTCTTTACATCAGCTAATGCTTCAACATGGACAGCAGAGCAAACTAAGGATCTTAAATTTAAACTTAATAGATGCCAATTTAGTACTACGGCTAATCAATTTGTTACATTAGTCAATGACTCAATAGAACCTAAGAAGCTTAATCCAGATTCATTAGAATATATTGCTACAAATAAAATTAGAGTTTATCATTCTAACCATGGACACTATGGTAGTGGATCTCATCAAGTTATAATTGCTGGTTATGTTGCTGGTAATGGTATTACTAATATAGCACACATCAATAAAGCTCACACTATTACAGAGATAGAACATGACTCATATGTTATAACACATGCAGGAACTGCTACTACAGTTGGAATATTTGGCGGTGGAGATAATGTTACTGCTACTGAAAATATGTTATATAATACATTAGTATTAAAAATGGAAAACACTCAAGTTCCTGGAACTTCAATACAAACAGATTTAACTGGTATTTCAGCAGCATCTCAAGATAGTACAACACAACAATCATATACTGCTCAAAACCAAATTGAGATATTACCTAATAGTAACTTTGTTCCAGAAAAACCATATATGGTTATGTCGCCTAATGCAAATGGTGGAGCTACAACACTTACAGAAATTAAATGTACATTAAATAACAATGGAAACGATAGAATATCTCCAACCATTGATTTAGAAAGAACTTCATTGTTTACTATTCAAAATAGAATCAATGACGCTACTGCACCTTATTATGCTAACAATAGTAGATTAGTAGCTGAGACACAACCTTCTGGTACTACAAACCTAGCTAAATATATAACTAAGAAAATTGAATTAGAAAACGAAGCTGATTTAATCGATATTTATATGTCAGTAGCAAGGCCAGCTGATTCTTCAGTTGACTTATATTATAAAGTACAATCAGGTGCAGACGATTCAGATTTTACACAGTTAAATTGGAGACCAGCTAATCCAGTAAACACAATTCCAGTATCTGATAGTGGAATGAGTGAAGCACATTTTGAAATTAATCCTACAGTTGCAAATAGTTTAGCAGGTGGCGTAATAGATGGAGCATTCTCAAAATTTGCAATTAAGGTAGTACTAAGATCACGTAACAGCTCTAATGTTCCAATGTTGGGAGACTTTAGAGCAATAGCAACGACGGCATAAAATTATGGCAAGAAAAAAACAAACAGTAAAAATAGTTGATGAACCTAACCTAGTTAAAGATCTATCCACTGGTGCAGTTATAAATACTAATAGGTCGGCATATGAAGCAAGAATCGAAGCAAGAGATCGTAAAGCCAAAAAGGCTGAAATAGATCTTCAGCAAAGTAAAGACATCGATTCATTAAAAGCTGATATGGCAGAAATAAAGAAATTACTAAAAAGTATAGCGAGTAAATAATGGCTAATAAAGAAACTAGAGTATTACAATCAGATTCATTAGAAGGTTTAAGACAGAAGGGTAACGAAGTATCTCTTCACTTAGGCGATAATGAACAGCTTAATTCTAATTTAAAAGATAAAACATATCTATTTGATAATGTTACTGCAGGTGATACAGTATTCTATGGAAACGATGACGACAGTAAAACTGTAAGGTTTGAAATTAAACCACAGGAAACAGTTGACAATACTGGTGGTTATATTATTCTTAAAGGAAATCCTACTATTCCATCATCATTTGTATCTGGCGTAGAGATGACACAGACCGGTGGATTCGCTTGTACAATCGTATCTATCGATAGCACTAAGATCTTAGTTAAAAATACTACTGGCACATTTAGTGCTTCAAGTAAACTTACAGCTGGTGGATCAGATATTGTTGCATCTGCAATTGTTAGTAGAATTGGTGAAGCATATCCTTTAGGTGTTGTAAGAGTTTATAAAAATGGAACTGAACTTACACAAAGCACAACTGCAGTAAATGGATTCCACGGTATTAATTTAAGAGCTAGGATTCCTTTAACTGGAAATCCTACTGTAACAGAATTTGTTGAAGGCCGTACGGTTTATATTCATAGCAGTCAATTATCTACACAAGCAAGTGTAGAAACAACTTCTGCTTGGTATGGTACCATTTTAAGAACTACAGCAACTGAAATGTTACTTAAAGTAAGTAGTGGTTCATTTGTTGCTAGTGATGATATAAGAGTTCTTGGACAATCATCAGTAATTGCTGGTAATAAGCATGGTGCTATTGTCAACTATGATACATCATACGGAAATGGTATTGAATTAAATACTCCAGCTGCAGCTAATGACGATATTAAAATGTTTAGTATGGATGTCGTTGCTGCCATTAACGAACTTCAAGATGATGTTGGTGTTACTGAAAACTTAGCTACATCTGCTAATGATTTAGTATTATCAATTAACGAACACGAAACAGATTTATATGGTACTACTAATGTATCATTTACTGGATTATCTTCTGGTGGATTCCAAGATGCTATTGAAGAATTAAGAGCTGAACTTGGTGATCACAATGATATTAATAATGCTGCAGGGTATTCTTCAACAACAGCTGTTACCGGTATTCAAGAAATTCAAGGCGACATTGGTGATATTACTGGATTAGGAACAACAGTAAAATCTACATTGGTTGGATCTATTAACGAAATAGAAACTGCAGTAAGAGGTAGTTTAGGTAACTATACATTAACAACTGCACAGACTGCTCACGGATTAATTGGTGCAGTTAATGAAATCGAATCAGTATTCGACGCATCAACACATGAGATTAGTGCAGGTTCAAATGCGTTTACTGTTACATCAGGAGCTTTAACGTTTGACACTGCTGGTGATATTACCCTAGATGCAGCTGGTAGTCAAATATTCTTTAAACAGAATGGAACACAATTTGCAGAGTTTCAGAATGTAAATAGTGGTAATTTAAAAATATCATCTGGTTCAAGTACAATGCTTACAGGTAGTGGAGCTAATGCTACATTTGCTAATAACTTAACAGTTACAAATAATTTAGAAGTTGATGGTACAGCAGGAATAGATGGTAACCTAAGAGTAGGTGCTAATAAATTCAACGTTGATGCTACAACCGGTGATACACAGATTGATAGAAATTTAGAAGTAGACGGAACAGTTGGTGTCGACGGCAACTTTAGAGTTGGTGGTACTCAATATAGTAATGCTACTTTCAAGGTAGACGAATCAAATGGTAACACACAAGTTGCTGGAACATTTAACGTAGATAGTACTACAACATTAAATGGTACAACCATTGATGGCGACTTAAATTTAAACGGCTCAGTAGATGTTTCTACTAATGCGACTATTCACGGAGTCTTAGATGTTGATGGTGTTTCTAACCTAGATGTTGTTGACATTGATGGCGCAGTAGATATGGCTTATACGCTACAGGTTGATGGTAATACTACTATTGGTGGTATATTAGATATTGGAAACCTTAATGGTAAATTTACAAATACTAATAATATTAAGTTAGCACTTAACGAGTTACATGACGAAGTTGGAGTTGGTGGTAACGCATTTAGTTCACTTGCCGATCACTCAACAAACGGACAGACAAATATTACAAACGCAATCCAAGCTATCGTAGCAGACCTTGGACCAGTTAATACGACAAATGGTATTACACACAGTGGCGGAACTCACGCACATAAATCTGCTACAATATTCGGAGTATTAGATAACCTAAGTGGTGCTATTGTTTCTAACGATGGAGAACTTAATACTCTTAGAGCAATTACTTTATCTGGCGGTAGCGGTATTACTACTACTATTGGAAACCTAACAGCGAATAGATCAATATCAGTTGATAGCACAGTTGTTAGAACTTCAGGTGCACAGACAATTGCTGGAGCTAAAACTTTCAGTAATGCAATGACAGTTAATAACAATTTATCAGTCGATGCTACTACAATAGATTTTACTGGTAATATGAACATCGGTGAAAATAATGGTACTGACCAAATCGTATTTAGAAATGGAACACAAGTTGATTTCTCAAATGCTACTGTGTTATTCTCATCAGCAGGTGGAGTTGCAAACTTCGGATCAGCATTCTTAAAATTAGATGCTAACATTAATACTCAAATGGGATTAATGGTAGATAGAGATCATATTTCTGGTAGTAACGATCACGATGTTAAACTACAATGGGACGAAACAAAGGTATCAGCTGATCCATCAAGAGCATGGACAGTAGTTGGCATGAAGAACGATGGTACTACAGTAACATCACCTCTTGTTAACTTCTATAACGCTAGACATTTAATTAGCAGTAGTGCTAGTAATGGACTTACTGCAACCTGGACACAAACTGGTACATCACCAGACTTATCAGGTTATTGGGATCTTGATGTTAACGTTAATGGTACTTCACTTGAAATTAGCTCAGATGGTTTAAGAATTAAAGCACTTGGTGTTGCGACTGGAATGATTGCAAACCTTGCAGTTACTACTGGTAAGATCGCAAACGATGCTGTAACCCTAGGAACTAAAACATCTGGTAATTATGTAGCAACTATAGGAGGAACTTCAGGAGAGGTTGAAGTTACAGGCTCTGGAACAGAAGGAAGAGCTGTTACTGTTGGATTACCGAATGATGTAACAAT